CATCTTTGTTTTCTTTTATCAATTCTTTTGTCTTGGTCAAAATATCATCAAAAGAAACTTTGATATCAAGAACCTCAGGGAAAAATTTTACAAAAGTTTTCTCACCCAATAATTTAATTCCATCAATATTATCGGACTTATCTCCCATCAAAATTTTGATGGTCAATACGTTATCATGAGGGATATAAAAATCCCCCATTTTAACCTTGTCCCCAAAGTTATACATTTCTTTTTTTATTGGTGAAAAAACTGATGTTGTTTTGTCAACAAGTTGAAGCAAATCTTTATCGGAAGAAAAAACAATTTTTTCTTCATCAGATGCCATACTACAATAATAGGCAATAAGGTCATCAGATTCATTCTGACGTACTTCAACTTGTCGGACAAAGCATTCCTCCAAGTACTCCTTAGTTCGTTTCTTTTGAGAATAATATGACTCGAGTTTTGACTCGTTCATATCATTCCTACGATTCAGTTTGTACTGAGGATATAATTCACGACGTTGGATTGAGTTTTCGATTCCGTCCCAAAAGACGATAATCTTGTCGTACTCGTTTTGTTCCAATTGCCGTCTAAGGGTGTTGAGAAAGTGGAAAACACCCCCGATGTGATTTCCTTCCACGAATAAGTCCTTGACTCCGTGGAATCCGATTTTGAATAGATTGTCTCCATCAACAAGAAGTGTTTTCACAAAAAGAAAATTAATTTTCTTCCTTTTCTTCCTTCAACACAAAGTCACCATCCGAACCAATGATTTCCTTCCAATAGTCAGAGTACTCCTTCTTGTAAGCCTCAATCGAAGCCTTCTCTTCAGTAGTTTCCTTACCAGCTAAAAAACCGTGGGGGGTGACAATTATCTTTCCGTCTTCGTAACCCAATCCATTGATGTGGTTCTTCATAACAGAAATTTTGGTACGAGAGGCGAACTTCACAGTGCGCTTGTCCTTGGTAGCAGTAATCTTGGTGGTACCAGCACCTTTTTGATTACCAAACAAGAACACCAAAGAAGAGTTGAGCCATACAGACTCTCCACCCTTGGCTTTAATTTTGGGTTGTCCGAAAGGATTATCGGGGAGTTCAACCCAAGGTTGGTTAACAATGATAAGAGTATTCTCGAACTTAGAGTCCGCTTTACGAGAACCCGAGATACGTTGGTTGATACCCATACCAATCTTGTCAGACAAGACCGAAGCGTTGTGTTGTTTACCACCCTTACCTTCATAGGTCATCTTACAAGGAACAGACCCTACAGAGTCCCATAAGAAACACAAGCTGTAGTCCAACTCACCCTTCTCTTGAGCATCCAACAAGTTATTGATGTAATCGGTGATTTGTTCGATGTACGAAAAGTTGTTATTGAAGATAAAAAATCCATCCCAATCCAACTCTCCCGTTTCTTGGTCAACCACTTCTTCACATTGAAGTCCCATCAGTCGAGCGTGTTCAAAACTCCACTTTTGTTCGGTGATGATAAACACAGGAAGAATTTCTTTCTTTTGAGCATCCACCGCAGTTTTAATCATCGCAGTGGTCTTACCCGTGTCAGAGTGACCCAAGAACATATTGATGTGCCCAATCGCAGGACCAGGAAGTCCAACCGCATCCAAGAACTCTTGACCACAATCGAAGAATCGTTGTGGTTTGTACTTAGCAGAAGTTGAGAACTTCTTTTTTATTGACCCGAAATCAGTTGCTTTCTTTATCGCCATTGTATTTCCAAAATTCAGTTAGTACTTGTAGTTTGTCACTTGAGTTTGCGAGTTTCTCAACCATGTTGTCCATCTCTTCGAGCATTTGTGGGTGCTCTCCAATACCCGCCGCATTTTCAAGATAAATCATCAGAGTCGCCTCGGCTTCCAAGATTTGTGCCTCATATTTTCTTTTGAGACTATCAATCATTTTTTGTCTTGTTTCTTTTGTCATAATAAAAAAAATAAAGTGGGGCAGACAACGCCTACCCCACAATTAATTAAAATGGTAAGTCTTCGTCAATTGGTGCGTTGACTTGGGGGTCAACGTAAGAAGAACTTTTTGAACTTGAACCACCGTAGGTTTCAGTTCCTTCTTCGTTGTTACCATAAACGTAACCACCCTTGTCATTATCCCAACGTGGAGCTTCACCACGAGCAATTGCCTCGAGATACTCAACGGGTTTCTTTGAGTATACATCCAACCAAGTAAGTTCGTCATCAACCCATTCTTTCATGAGTTTAGCGTCTTCGTGAGTTGGGGTGGGGTCATCGTACATAATAGTTGATACTGTAGTGTACGCAGCTCCCTTAGGTGTCTTTTGTTTGGTGAGTTCGATGATAAGGTCCCGACCTTTATCGGGGTCAGTAATGTCACCTTTGTTTCTCCAAATTGGGATAATCTTATCCAAGATACCTTCGTTCTTGTAATTGTGTTTGAAACGCCAAAACTTGACTCCGTCACCTTCCGCATCACGGTCAATCACTTTTACGATATAAAACTTACGAGACTTGTATTGTTTAGCAAGTTCTTTGTCGGATTCTTTACCCGTAGCCATAAGTTCTTCATAAACCTCATTTAGGGGAGAACGTTCGTTGTCGTTCTTACCTGGGTCGAAAAACTTCTGCCATTTACCACCCACTTGGATTTCATGATACCAAGCCTCCTTGAAGGGTGAACTACCATCTCTGGTAGGGAGGATACGGACACGGCGAGTGCCCGAATTTGATTTGTCATCAAGAATAAGAGCGAAGTATTTCTTCATTCTCTCGTCTTGAGACATCTTTCCCTGTCCGCCACCTGTGGCTTGTTGGGATTTTTCATACTGTGCTAAAACTGCGTCTAAAGAGCTCATAGGAAATAAAAATTAATGTTAGTTGTTTAATAATAGTAAAAAAAGTTACATGGTCAAATTCTATTATGAAAATAAAAAAAGGTTGTGTTACCACAACCCTTAATTATAATCATTTCTCTATTTAAATCAGTACTTAAATGGATTTTCATATCCATCGTCGAACTTATCAAATGTTTTTTTAATTTCAGCCGGTGAAATGTTTTCAATCTCATCCGAAGTGAGAACATACTCATGTTTACCAGCCTTTTCAAAGTCTTCTTTCTTGTCGTCGAAGAAGTCTGTCAGTTTTTGGTTAAATGGACCTGAATCCAAACTTCTCAATTCAAGTTTCTCTTGTGGGGTCTTCTCTCTGTATTTCTCAATCTTAGTTTCGATTGAGTTCAATTTGTTAACCAAGTTGTCCATATCTGCCAACTTTGTCTCAAGGTTATTTAAATAACCGAATAGTTGTTGGAAGTAATCGTCTTGCTTTTTCTCGATACCTTTTTGTGAGTTAACCAAATCGGTGATTTCCAATTCTTCAGTGCCACTTTCGCTTGATTCTGTAGATTGTCCTTCACCATCAATTTTTTCGACTTCAGTATCTTGAGCCACGTCAATTTTAACAGGAGGTCCAGCAGGAGCTTCAGGAGTTGTTGCCGTCTCGGGTCCAGTTGCAGGTGCGTCCGCAGGTTCTAAAGCCAAGTCAGCTTGTTCAGTAATATACTTGTTGATTTTGTGGTGTCTCTCAATCTCCCTGAGAATCTTCTTGTCAATTTCCATTTTATTAACCGTTTAACAATGTCTTTATACCGTGGGAAGTTTCAACTTTTACCTTTCTGTTTGCGGTTACAGAATGCCCGGCTCTCTCTATCAACCCATCTCTTTCACGAACAACATAGCAGTCCCCCGTGTCAAGGTCACATACTTCAGTAGTACCATCACCATTACTTCTTGAAGAAATTCTGGTGTTCTTTCCAAGGTACTGATTCAATTTTTGATTTAAATCCATAATCTAAGATTTTACTATAAATATCAACTAATATACAAACATCAACAATTTGAACCCGTTAAGTCGCATGTGATTCCATATAGAATAATATTAGCACCATTTGTTCCTGTTGGAAAACATTCACAACAAGGGTCTTGTAGTATTGTCTGCATGTCTTGGACTGAAATAATCTCATCAGTTTCAAAACCTAACGCAGGACATTCTAAAGGAATTACGGAACGAACAAATGTGAAAATGTGTTCTTTTGCCGGAGTAGTAACGGAAACTTTGATAACAACCGAAAAGTTTGGTTGATTAGCCACTAAACGAGAAAGTACCGTTTTCCAACCATCAGTAGTTGACGTATACTGACCTGAAGAAACAACTTGACTTGGTGTCAATGTAAAATTCGCAATGGTCATTGCTCCGACGGTACCTGTCTGAGCCACGTAAATACGTGCTGGATAGGACTGACTTAATTGACCCGTAATTGTAAATGTGCCAGTCAAAGTACCCAAGGGACTTCCATATCTGATGGATAGATTTGTTGTACCTAAAATAGCGTTGTTATTGAGAATTGTATCATCACTACTCTGTGGAATAACAGTTGTTGCGCTTGGTGTTGGTGTCGGAACAGGGTTTCCAGTGTTTGGACCAACCCCGAATTGGAATACGGCGTTACTTGGTGTTGGGGTACAGGTCGGAACAATTTGGTTTGTTGTGTTCAGATTATTAACTACAGGACTTGGCGCCGGAGTAGGGATTAACGGTATGTTTGACTTAAACGGAGGAGTTTCTTGTCCTTGGAGTTTGTCCATCGAAACTTTTGCTTTCAATAGGAGTGTCTGAACTTCAGGGTTTCTTGTTTGACTTACTCCTGTCGGATATGGGTAGTTCTGTAGATAGAACGTCTCCAAAGATTTCTGCCTGATTTGTCCAATCTTATCTCTAAGACGGTCTCTCATGAATTGTAAGAAATCGTTAGTTGTTGCAAACATCGCAACAGGATTTGAAACTTTAGAATTTTGATTTGTGGTAAAGTTACGACACGAATACGTTCTCAAGAAATATTTTTCAACTAAGTCGGAATAGTTGTATTCTAAAGTTATCTTACCATAGTTGTTGTCATATCCATTAAATCGGTTGTCACTGAAACTTGAAACATAACAAATAGCAAAAATTACAAATTGTAGATTTTGGTCAGGTGTGACTAACTTGATTTCATTATACAATTGTTCGGCGTTCAACTTGGTATCTGTTCCAGAGACACTTTGGAATCCAAGTACGTCTAAGTATGGATATTCTTTAACTTTACTAGTACAAGAATTCTGTTCAGCCGTTGTTGTGTTTGGATTAGTAGATTTGTTGGCATTTTTCTGTTGAGTAGTGGTTGTAACAGAGACATCGTCTTTTCTTTGTTTTACAGCGCTTATAACTTTTGAAACCAAGTTCTTGTTTATACTCATTAAGTAATTGTCAATAAGTGGTAAATCAAAAACACTTTGTCTTATACCCGTAAATTGGGTTTGGAAAGAACCTGGTGTAACGGTGTGGTTTACATCCGTAATCATGTATGAACCATTGAACATCGGCACGTGTCTCAAATTGAAATACATTGTTGGTTGAATAAGTGCATTACCAAAGGAAACAACCTCACAGTTGTAACTCATGTTCTTATAGTAGTTGTATAAGGAAACATTCTGAGTCGCAGTATTTCTACCAGAAGCGAAGTCCGCCATCTGATTGATTTGTTGAATAGACTCCGAAGTCGCCTTACCCATGTTTTGGTCAACACGGAATGAATAGAATATATTTTGGTTTCTTGTTCCTATATCAACATTAAACCCAACGACTTTATTATTGAACAAGGTGTTCACGTTATCTTCCTGTCTTACAAGTGGATTGTTGTTGGAACGAATATCAAAAGCATCACTTCTAAACAAGAAGTTTTTGTTCCCCTTCATGTCCAAATAACTTGAAGGTCTACCACTATAGAAACAAATTAGTTTGGGTCCTGAGTTTCTATAATCAACATTTAAGAATGTACCCCACATGTCATTAGCAAAATCTTGTGGAGTTTGGTCCACATCATTTGCGTTGTTACCAGCAACATCTTGAGTTTGGTTGTAGAAATTGACATACGC